CGGTGGCGTTCGACCGGGAAGCTCCCGAAGTTCGCCAAGAAGTATCTGGAACTGATGCTGTCCAAGGCCGGCAACGGCAACGGCGCGCCGGAGCCGAAGGCCGCCGAGGAAAATGACGCGGGTTAGCCTAGTGGTCAGGCTCGGGTCTCATAAGCCCGGTTACATGGGTTCAACTCCCATACCCGCTTCCAGTTAGCCAGTGCATCACTCCTGCGCGCCCCGTGACTCCCGGCACGAGGGCCAAACGTGATCCGGCCGGGAACCATGCTCCCTCCACCGCCGCGGACGTACACTGTGTGACGGCCAGTAGCAGCCGACCACGGCGCGCAGTCTCTCACTCTCGGAGAGTGCCACGGTCGCAGCTTGCGAAGCGCGGCGGGAGCTCGACACACCCCAGCCCCGGGAATAGACCGCTCGGGGCTGGGTTTCCTCTCCACTGACAAGGAAAGGAATCCGAACCGATGACCTTTTCCGATCTGCCGAAGTCCACGGAAACCACTTCGATCAGCATTCCAACCTGGCTTCTCGAGCTCGTTGACGAATACGCAGTCCGGTCCGATCTCACCCGTTCGGCTTTCATTTCCCGCTCCATCCGCAAATACCTCCTGCTCAAATACGACAGCCCAAAGCTTTGGGCGATGCTCTACCAGAAACATGTGGAGACGTCTTGTGAAGAACTGTGATCCGGCCACAAAGAACAACAGTATCAGATGGTGACTGTGCTCTTCTACCTGGGCATTGCGGCGATCCTGGTCCTGGTTGCCCGCAACCTCTACCTCGAATGGCGACGAGAGGAATGGGACGATCAAAACTTGCTATGATCCCGTGGAGAAATGCGAATGAAACCCATCAATATGCTGAACATGAAATCGATGATCGAAGCCATGGCCAGAATGAAACCTATGACCATGGAAGAACACGCCTCTGAAGAGACTTCGCCACACCTGCCAGGCGAAAGAGATAATTCCAAGAAAGCTAGACAGCATCGTTGTCATCGGAAAGTGCGGGCTCGAATCGCGGCTGCCAGTCGGCGCCATAATCGCAATAGATGAATGATGAGAATCTGACATGGCCATGCCGGACTTCGACCGACACATTGATTATGCCGCTTACTACGGCCAGCACGTCGCCAAGGCCAGGATCACCGGCGATCAATTAACCGGTCTGTGCCCGCTCCACCAAGAGAAGAAACCGTCCTTCTCGGCGAATGTCAAAACGGGTCAATGGATCTGCCGTTCAGGTTGCGGATCCGGGAATGTGATCGACTTTCACGCCAAGCTCCACAACATGACCAACCAGGAAGCCGTTGAAGACCTCAAGAAAAAGTACCTCCCTCAAAATTCATCCACGCAAAAACCCGCCAGGAAAACCCTGAGCATCAAAACCCTCGAGGAACTCTCCCCGCTGCCGGAACAGGCCGTCGAATACCTGACTACCAAACGCGGCTGGTCGCGGGAGATCATCGAGAAGTACGGGATCAAATACCACGACAAGGGCAGACGCAAAGCCATTGCTATCCCGGTGTTCACAGACGGGGAGCTCGTCAATATCCGGACCTATGCGCCGGAGACCCAAAACAAGATCATGTCGTGGTATGAGAAAGGCCCAGACAAGATCAAGATCACTTACGGAGAAGCGCGGCTCTATCCCGAAGAGATGATCGAGCAAGCCAGGGCGGCCGGGAAGCCGGTGATTCTTTGCGAGGGGGAGCCTGACGCGCTGTGCGGGTTGTCGAACGGTCTCTATTGCGTGACTCAGACCGCGGGCGCGGAAACCTGGAAGGACCACTGGAATGCCAGGTTCAAGGGCCTCGAAGTCCTCATCTGCTACGACCACGACGAGTCCGGCCGCAAGGGCGCCGAACGGGTAGCGCAGCATCTGCCCCACTTCGCCAAATCCGTATCGGTGATCCAATGGCCTGACTGGATGGAAGACAAGGAGGACCTTACCGACTGGTTTGTCAAATACGGCAAATCGGCCGATGAACTGCTGCTGGTACCGCGATCCGAAATGCGACCGCAGACCCGGGAACAGCGCAAGAGTTTCCTGCCCGAAGACATTGCCACCGAGCTACAAGCCCTCAGCGAAAAACATGCCGTGATCATGATCGGAGGAAAATGCCTGATCATGAACCATGAGCATGATCCAACCTTTAACCGCCCCACCATTACCTTTTCGACCATGGCGGATTTCCGCAAATGGTACGCCAACAAACGATTCTGGATGGCCAATGGCAACGGGAAAGCGAAGCAATACAACCTGGCTGAAATGTGGATCAAATGGGAAGAGCGGCCGCAATACCGGGGAGTGGTGTTTGCACCGGGTGAATACCATCCCGAATACTATAATCTCTACCGAGGCCTTGCGGTAGAACCTCAAAAGGGTGATTGGTCGCTCATGCAGGAACACCTGTATGAAAACATCAGCAGCAAAAACATGGAGGTCTACAAGTATCTGCTTTCCTGGATGGCTCAGACGGTCCAACAACCGGGGGGAGAGCGGCCGGGAATATCCATCGTCATGCGAGGCGATCAAGGCGTCGGGAAGGGTGCCTTCGCCAAATATTTTGGTACCATCTTCGGACCGCACTACATGCACATTACCCAGGCAGGGCAGCTGACCGGAAGATTCAATGCCCACACCAAGGATGTTTTGCTGTGCTTTGTGGACGAGGCCCTGTGGGCTGGAGATAAAGCGGCCGAAGGAGTGTTGAAGGCCTTGGTCACCGAGGATTACCTGATGGTCGAGCCAAAAAACAAAGATCCCTTCCCCATCAAGAATCACATGAGGATCATTATTGCCTCGAACAATGACTGGGTGGTCCCCGCCGCGATCAAGGAACGGCGGTTTTTCGTGATTCAGGTCGGTGACAGAAAGATTCAAGATACCAAGTATTTCAAGGCTATCTCCCGGGAACGGAAGAACGGAGGCCAGGCGGCCATGCTCTACGACCTGCTTGACCTCAACATCAGCAATGTCGATCTGAGAAAATTCCCGAAAACGGAAGCTCTCTTCGATCAGCAGATGCAGACCGCCAACACGGCAATCAAGTTTTGGTTTCATCGGCTCACTAATGGGAATCTCAAGGAGTCGGATGGTGGTTGGATTAACTTTGCACCCATGCCAACCAGGGATCTCTACAACAGTTACGTTGACTATTGCCGGATGCTCAATGAGCGATATCCGCTCATCAGTTCTCATTTTATCAAAAAGATACGGTCGGTTTGCCCTGAGATTCACGGGTCCAGGCCTTCGGAAAATGGTAGCAGAATCCAATGTTTGCACATCCCGGATTTGGATGTTTGCCGGAAATTGTTCGAGATCGCTTTCAATCAGAAGGTGGAATGGGACACGTCTTAAATTCTGTTTATTTAATAAAATCAGGTAAATGTCATGGTGGTAAGGGTCCCGTCAGGGTGGCGTCAGGGCAACTATTTCTATATTTCTGAATAAATTCAGGTAAATGTCATGGTGGTCAGGGGAAATGACAAATCAAAAAAGCTGGGGAAAAATTTTTAGATGATGACAAAAAACAACAACGAAATGATTTTTTTTGCCCGAGGTAGAATTTTCACCCTGACCACCCTGACCACCCTGACAAGTTACTTATATTATTATATTTTATAAAAAAAAGAGAGAGAGTTTACCCTGACGCTACCCTGACACCACCCTGACCAAAATGGGTTTGGAGAAGAAAATGGATTTCGCACAAGTCAAGAACCAGATCGAAACAGGGGTTTCCATGGAAAGCACCTCGGAAGACAGCAGCGCCGTTATCCCCGAGGATCAACCCCGCCATGATCAGCCAGACCGTCTACCTGTGCTCCAACCCATCTTCGATGCTCACGACCTAGTGGCGGACCTGTACGACCAGATACCTAAGGAGAACAGGTGGAAGCGCCTGGCGATGAAAAAGGCCCTGAAGGATCGCCGGGTAATCACGGCTGAAGACGCAGTGTCGGAACAATGCCGGATTGTGCTGGATGGCAGGCAGTCAGAAACCGCGCGAAAACTGGCGGGCGAAAGAATCGCCGAGGGAATGCGATACTGGCAGCAACTCATACTCGGAAGGAGCTGATGAATGAAGATCCTCGCTCTTGACTGTGCCACAAAAACGGGGTGGTGCCTGCTGGACGAAGCCGGCAAGATCATTGAATCAGGCGTCCAATCCTTCGAGAAGCGCCGAGGGGAATCAAACGGCCTGGTTTTTCTCAGGTTCCGTAACTGGCTTGGGAAGTTGATTGAATTCCGGCCCAGTGGAGCTCAGCTCCTGGTGTACGAGCGTGCTCACATGCGTGGCGGTGCCGCGACGGAGCTGTGCGTTGGCCTGCAAACCCGCGTGCAGGAGCTGGCCGCCGAACGAGAGATTGAATCCCTTCCGGTCCCGAGTACTACCCTGAAGAAGTGGGCAACGGGCAGCGGACACGCCAACAAGGTTGCCATGATCCTGGCGGCGAAGAAGTATCTTGGCCGAAACCCAGAGGACGACAACGAGGCCGACGCCGTGCTCTTGGCTCGGTACGCCTTCGATCAGTACGGAAATGGAGGGGGGGAACTCTGATGCAAGACCACGGAATCGGAAAAGCAATTATACGCAATGCAGGGGACCAAGGGGCATACAACCGACTAATCCAATGGGCTCAATTCAACGATCAAGTCATGGAACATATCCTTCAGTACACCCTGCCTCAGTATGGTAATCCAGCCGGAAACGAGCAGGTGGATGAATTCTAGGTCGAAGACTGCTTCCAAAACATGCTCCGCTACGTCAACCGGCGCAAGACGAATCTGAGGGGGAACCGTGAAAGGCTTCGAGATCTCATCAAGATTGCCCATTACGCAAGTTTCGCCTACGACAAGCTTAGAGCCGAGCTGCAGGAAGGAAACGTTTACGATGTCGATCAATAAGTTTCAACTACGCGATCTTATTGGCAGGACCCTGGCGCCGATGTACCTGAATACTTCACCGGCAATCGATCTCCTGATGGGGACTTGCGCACAGGAATCCCACATGGGAACCTACCTCAGACAGCTCGGAGGAGGTCCGGCACTCGGGATATTTCAGATGGAGCCATTCACCTTTCTGGATCTGCGGGCCAGGTTTGGGGCCAGGTTTGATGTGGCAGATCGGGAGCCTAAAGAGCTAGAATGGGACCTGCGGCTGTCAATCATCATGGCTCGGATCAAGTATTTTTAGTGTCCCGGCGCAATCCCGTCCACCCTGGAAGGGCAGGCGGCCTACTGGAAACAATGGTACAATTCCCCACGGGGAGCCGGGAAAATTGATGAATACCTCGCTAATTATCGGAAATACTGCCTCTAGGTAGCGCGGCCAGATGGAAAGAGTCAAGGCACGTACAATCTCCCTGCTGTATCGGTGGGTCCGGCGCCGGGAAGCCCGCATGTCTCCGCGGGGAGCATGGCCCGATACCGATTATCTATTTGTTCAACAAGGGATCGCATGCTGCAAAATTAGGGAACCGGATGAAGTCGATATCTTTGGTGAAGCATTCTGGTCACTGGAGGATTGGAAATGCGGCATACTCTGGGTCTGGGCAACGACCGATGCCACACAGACGGGATTGGATTCGTGGATACGCTTTCAGCGCTCAATCAAGCTCTCAGAAGCGAAGTTGAACAGTATTCTCCTCGACCTGCAGGACGCCGCCCACGCACGAGGAATCGTGTGATGAAGAAGCAGGAGAAAAAAACATACTGCCTGGGCCTGAAAGCCATTGCCGACTACATAGGAACACGCACCAATTCAACGATTACTGTCCGCACCGTGAGTCGGTGGATTCAAAATCGGGGCCTGCCCGTCAAGAAAATCGGACTATGGACGGCTGCCAGCCAGGACGATCTGGACAAATGGATGGATGCGTAATGTCTCAACTTGTCGCAACTTGTCGCTTGCTTTCCCGAGATGTCCTATGCACACTTAAATAATACAGCGGTTCAATGTGACCATATGAAGAGTAGGGCAAAAGCTTCGATTCTGAACGGATCGGAGCTTTTTGTTTTCGAGGGGATGCAGAATGCCGCCAGGAGTGGGTTTTGCTGTCTGAGAAGACGAAATCAAAGACCATGCCAATATCGGCAAAATCGAAGATGCGATAAGTTTTGGGGGAAATGTGACCTAAATTTCAGATTTTTTCGCTGAGTAGGAGATGAATTGCAAATCCATTGGGAAGTAGTGATCAGCGTCCTCGTTACCCTGGTGCTGGCTGTACAAACAGCCCTTTGGCGCCGTCTCGACAAGATGGACAAGCGCATTGATGGTAAGCTGGATAAAATTGAGTGCGAGAAGCAGATCATCACTTGCGAGAAACTTTGGTGCTCAAGGGTACAGAAGGATTTGGATGTACTGCATGCCAGAATCAGGGAAATGAAAGAAGAGTCTACTGTAGCGAGGAATGAACTCCGGGAGTACATCAAGGATATGCACGAAGGTTTGGTCGAGAATATAGAACAACTGTGGCACGTCCATCGTAATCATTCACACACGAACCTGCCCGCGGACACTCGGGTTATCGCTTCGAGGTTGGAGTAAAGAAGAAACAGGAGAGCAGGATGCTCAGCAAGAATGTGTCCCGAGAGGAACGGAATACTATCGAAGCAATCCATGCCAAGCGCATGCTGGTTGCCAGGCTGGGAGGATCTGCCGTTGCTGCCGAGATCGTGAGATCCGTTGAGGTTGAGGAACGGGTTGTCAGGGGAATAGCCCCAGGCCCTCTTCGGCTTAGCCTGATTGAGATAGCGAAATGGTGCGTGGGCGGCCGGCGATTCAGGATAGGGTGATATAATGGCAAGAAAGTCTTTCGACGATAGCAGGGTGGTGGAAGCGATAGACGCGAAACGCTGGCTTGAGGATTCATTGCATAACGACGAAGTGCGAGCGTTGCGCATTGTTTGCGGGATCGAGAGGCCAACCAAGGCTTACACTATTGCCTGGGCGCGGGAAGAATGCCGGCGCGCATGTCGGGAGTTGGCCGAGATCAACTATCTGATGAAAATTGCCAAACGGGCAGTCGAGGAACCGAAGCTCAATGACCTGGATGTTAAGGCAATGGCCTATGTTGTCGAGAAGCCCAAGCAGAAGACCGAGGTCGGTCTGACTGGCAACATGGATATTGGCGGTCAGATGTCCGACGAGGAGCGAGCGGCGCTCAAAGAGGTGTCGGCTATGATGGCCAGGCGAGAGATTGAGCGGCAGGGAACCGTTGGGATAGGCGGGAACGATGAAAGCTGATCTGAATCCGAACAAGCTCCGCCAGGCCGATGCGTGGTATTGGGCCTACTACTCTCAGATCCAGCTTCATGGGAATTCTTTTAAGCTCCAGGGCCACGAATATCAAGTTGCCGTGCTCCAGGAAGAGGCCCGGCGGCAATGCGCCAAGAAGGGTGCTCAGATGTGTTTTACCGAGACCTGCGTTGTGCGGACGCTGCATGGCATGATCTACAATCGGTATCCACAGGGAGCGCTCTACCTGTTTCCCACCCAGGATGATGTGACCGATTTTTCGAAGGGCCGATTTGCGCCGTTGATTGCAGACAATCCCGAGACGGTTGGCCGGCATGTGGCCGATACCGATGCCGCGAATATCAAGCGTGTCGGCAAGGCAATGCTGTATCTGCGCGGTGCCCGGGCGACGAAAAAGATTGAAGGGACCAAGCGCACATCGAGCAAGCTGAAGTCTGTGCCGGTTGATTTGATCGTCTATGACGAAATGGACGAGATGGCGCCCGACATGATCGAGCTGGCGCGGGA